GTTTAATTTAGAATATATATCTGTTATAAGTGTGTCTAATTTTTTCATACTTTATGATCTACAAATCTTAATTCTCTGGTGTCAGGATTAAAGCCTAAAGTTTTAACTCCTAATTGTTTTTGTTTTTCTGTCCTTGAACTATTATTATCAATATTCCCATTTCTATCAGATCGTTTATAAAAAGTCTTTACATCTATTAAAGATATTTTACCATCTTCATTCATAGCAATCAAGTCTACTAATCCTGTACACCCACAATTCTGAAAGACTTCATAGCCATTATCCCATAACCAAGTTACTGCATAGTATTCTGCAAAGTCTCCTTTTCTACTCCTATCTTTTGGTTTAATGTGTTTCACTCCAATTATCTCCTATCTTGTATTCTCCGTCCATAGGACATCGAAGGTTAAAATATTCTCCTGCTTTTATGATGCTATCTACTGCTATCTTACCTACATGTTCGGCTATCTCTTCTTTAGATTCGATCTGCCATTCATCATGTATATTAGCTACAAACTTAGCATCAAGACTTTCTAATTTAAACCAATCATTTAATATAACAAGAGCCTGTTTCATTAGTATAGCACCTGCCCCTTGTAATAAAGTATTAAGTGAAGCATGAGGATGTCTAATAAGAATCCTACGTCCATCTAATCCTTTAACGTATCCTCTTCTAGACGCTCGTTGTACCTGATCTTTAAGAGATTTAAATGATGGTGTATTATTAATAAATTGTTCTCGTAACTTTTTACCTTCTGCTCTGTTTCCTCCAACCACAGACCCAAGTTTCGCATCTCCTGCCCCATAGATTGTGGCATAGATGAAAGTCTTTGCCTGATCTCTTGATTCAAGTCCCGCAGCTCGTTGATTTGCCGTGTGAATATCTCCGTTGATGATTTCATTTATATACTCCTTATCTTTCATATAATGTGCTAACATTCTTAACTCTAATTGAGAAGCGTCAACACCTACTAATTTATATCCCTCATTGACAGTCCAACAAGCACGACAGTCTTTTCCATAAGGACTATAAATGCTAGGAACTTGAGCAAGGTTGGGATTTCTATGCGACATTCTACCTGTGATAGCTCCTGTCGATATAACAAACCCATGAACTCTTTCATCTTCTTCAACAGCTTCAACCCACGAGTCTACTTGAGCAATACGTTTTTGTAGTAATAAAAACTCTGCTATTAATAAAGCTTCAGGTATGTTTTTAATTTTTGATAATACAGCTTCATCTACGATAGGCTGTCCTGTTGGTGTAAAAGATTTAGGTTTCCACCCAAACTCTTGTAAGTATTCTCCTATCTGCTTACGAGAACCTAAATTAAATTCTTGATAAGACTTACGCATAAAAGGAGTTGTATCTTTAGATATATATCTTTCTTCGTATTCATACTCAGTAAGACCTTGCTTAGATAACATACCATCTTTTTTAAGTTTGGGTGTAACCATTTTTTCATCTACCCAACGAGGTTTAAATACTTTATGTACTTCGTCTTCTACTTCTTTCATCCGTTCTTGAAGTTTGGATAAAAGTAAAACTCCCTTTTCCATATCAAATTTAAAACCGTTACGTTCTTGCTCGTGTAGTATCGTAGCTACACTTGTTTCTAAGTCTATACTTTCTTGAGAAAAACCTTCCGAATATTTCTTTAATGTTTCATAGACTTTCTTATTAAGTTGAACATCTTTAATACAATACTCTAACATCTCTTCTGTAAAAACATCCCATTCAGGCTGATCAGACTTATGAAACTTCAAACGATAACCCCACATTTCTAAACTGTGCCCACCTTCTCGTGTTGGTTTTAATAGTCGTGAGATTAAAAGAGTATCAATAAGATTACATGACTTAGTTAAGTCCACGCCTTTAAGTTTTTTAATTGCAGGAATATCATAGCCAACAATATTGTGACCAATCAATGTATCAGCTTTACGTAAAAATTCTACACCTTCATCAAGTGAATCAGGTCTAAACTTATATATATTATCGTCCTGATCTATAGCTACAATACAATGTATTTTTGTAGGGTGTAACCCGTCTGCTTCTATATCAAATACTAAGTCCATTAGAAAGGTACTCCATCTTTATCATCTAGTAAATCGGAGTAGTCTTCTTCATGCATTCTCCCTGTAACAGGATCATAAATTAACGAGGTAGCTAATCCAACATCTCCCGTGTATCTTGATTTAAGAATACGAAGTCTAGTTGTTCTAGATTCTAAATCATCATCAGCCTGTTGGTTTCTTTCTAAAGCTATAACACAATCAGATAACTGAGCTATAGAATTACTACCTCTAAGGTGAGATAGACTAACTGTAACTCCATTCTCATGTCCTTTATCTCCACTAACTCTACGTAAATGAGACACAAGTATAATACCTGCTCCTGTTTCTTCGACCATACTTCTAAGCCTAGTCATAATAGAATCAATTGCTCTACGTTCATCACCTTCTGAGGTAGCTGAAACAAGCATGTGTAAATGATCTACAACTACCCACTTACAATCACATCCTACAATAAGGTATCTTAATTTGGAAAAGATATCTTCTATATCATTAGTTCCAAAATGAGCATGAACAAATACTCTATCATCTGAAAATACTTTTTGATACATTTCTTTTAATGTATCTTGATCAAAGCCATCTCTTATATGATCTACGTATAGTCGAGCATCAGCTTCAATAGAAAGAATTCCATCTACTGTACGTTGCCACGATTCCTCAAGAGCAATAACACCTACGTTGTCGTCAGTCTGTTCGACAAGCCAATGTTCTAATTCTCTAGTTAGACTAGACTTACCCAAGCCTGTCCCTCCACACACAGTAACCATCTCATTTCTTCTCAAGCCATATAATTTTTTATTTAATCCCGTCCAAGGATAAGGAACACTCTCAAGTTTTTCCCTATTAAAAAATTCTTCTTCTTTCTCAGAAACTCTAATGATTCCACTTGGAGT